CAGATACGTACATATAGTTAGTACGTGACCAATCATCATGTCTCAGAGCAGTGTAACGTGGGAATACAGGATCATCCCATGTCACCCAATCTGTAAAGTGTCTCTTGTCATTAATGAGTAGTTGTTTGTTAGAACAGATATCCCATTCTTCACCAAACTCTAAGAAGTTCTTGTACCAATCTTTATCAAACATATAGTAGTCATGCATCAATACGATGTTGTCATACTTTGCTGCCTGAACAATGGTGTTCTTCTTGCGTGTTACCCAACCAGGTTGTTGAGTCTCATCAAAATAGATATGCGTTACGTCAACCATATCTTCTTTCTTCTCACCACCAACAATTAAAATTTCATAATCAGGTATTTGTAGTGATCTGATAGACGAGATTACTTCGTTTATTTGTGGTTGATTGGAGTAGTCTGTTGTTATACCAAAAGTTATTTTCATATTAATTTCAAAATATCATTTACTGTGTTTTTAATCAAGTGTGCGTTCATCACGTATTCATGTGCATCATCAAGTTTGGATTCTGGTATACCTTTGAAGTCAATCATATACTCACGTAGTGCTGAATCATTCTCATATGTAAAGCCAAAATCTTTCAGCACCTTGGCACCTGCAATATTGCGTGATGCCCATGCTGTTCTATTTAACATTGATTCCAGCAGAACCAATCCAAATCCTTCTGAGTGTGAGTGCATGATATAGAGGTCAGCATCTCTAATCGCAGACATAACATCATTGCGGTCATCAATCATCAACACCTTCACGTGTTCTGAATTTGGTGGCATGATACTGTGACGATTATCATAACCAGTTAGAACCAGTGTCACATCATTGCGACCAACACCGTTGAATGTGGCAATCAATTCATGAAATGCTTTGTTAGGCCAAAAACCACCACACGACAAGAACATATATGGTGTTGTGATTCCATACTTCTCACGGAATCCAGGTGTACCTGAAGAAATCTCTGCATCAATGCCATGCGACACACGAACTGCTTTGTCTCTATATCCGTGTTTGAATGCTGACTCCCAATCTTCTTTGGTAGAACAACCAATGTACTTAACATGTTTCATTGCATGTTGATATGTGGCACTCTCAGATGGTTTAATCAACATGAACAACATTGGTGATGGAATTCTTTGTGCATTCATTAACGCAACATCTTGTACACCAACGTCACCACCATGCACAACAATCAAATCAAAGACTTCTGAACCCATAATTTGAAAGTCACTTGTTACTTTGACTCCGTTCAAATCACCTTTGTGTTCGCCTGCAAGTACAGTTACATCATGTCCTCTACGGAATGTTTCTTCTGCCATATCACGTACATAATTTTCAGAACCACCGGGATATGGGGCATATCGGTGGACAACATATAAAATTTTAGCCATATTTTGCTTCAATAATCTTTCGCCATGCAGGCACTCTATCATACTGGTGAACAATCACATACTCTTTATTCTGTGACGTTACTACTTTATCTATCTCCATGTGTGGAGATGGTTCCAATAAGAATGGTCTGAACTGGTCAATCTTACTTGGGTCTGCAGTTGTACCTAGTTGACATGCCCATGCGTCTTCTGATTTAGTATAACGACATGTTGATTTGTATGGCTCTTGTGAAATCAGAAAGTTAAACGTAGATTGGTCACAAATTGGAATTGGTTTGTTTAGACATGATGAAAAGATATTCATGCACAAGTCACGCATTGCATCACCACGGCCTGCCAATACACCAACGTTGTAGATTGGATTATCTTTGAATCTATCATAGATGAATTGGCCATAAGTTTCCAACAAGTTTTGGTTACCCCATGGTTCATCTTTGTATAACATACTTTCAGAGGAGAACATCAATAGTTGACGTTGACCCATATGTTTCTCAATGTGTTTGAATGGATTGCTTTGGAAAATAACATCTTTAACGTCAGTCGTAATAACATAACGATACTCATTCTGTGACAAGTAATTATAGATGTGGAGAAATCTCTCAACGTGTACCATAATATTGGACTGATACACAAGGTTGCCTTGTTCATCCCGTTTGAATCCAATAACTTTGAATCCTGTGTCAGTGACTTTATCTACTGTCTCTTTGTCAGCATTCATCATAATCATAACTCTATCGCCAGTGAAACCTGACTGATTGATAGAGTTGACCCAATACTTAATTGTGTCCCATTTATAACCGGTGGAACATCCGATAATCAAATCTTTCATAATATATCTCCTAGTACAATTATATAGTTAATCTCTGGTTAAAGCAAGTATTTTTTGTATTTGTGCCTCTAATGTTTCTTTACGATTAGGCCACTTGATGATTGGTTGGTCGGCAGTTTTCAACAACTTGGTTAGAAACGGCATGATTAGTTTCTCTACCTGTTGTAGACGTTCTTTGTATTCTTGTACTGTGTCATCTTTCTCGGCAATAACGGAATTGTATTCTTCTTCATCTGTTGCCGTGAAACCAAAGTCATCATCGGCATACTCTTCCATTATTGCGGTAAGGTCATATTTCTTAGTTGCCATATTATTCTAATGGGTTGGTTGGCCAAACAACATCATCTACGGAGGTATATAGTTTGGTGATATCTCTAAGAGCTTGGCGATATACTAGGACTTCAGCAAATTTTTCCTCTGTCATTGAATGTGGCACATTGATTGTAGTCTCTTCCTGCCATCTTGTCAAGACCCAATCTGTGGCATATAACAATCCGTTTCTTTGGTCCCGTAATGTTGGCACGAATGTGTTGTTTGCCGCATTTGTGGCAGCTTCTTGTGCAATTACAGAAAGATTGTTTTGAACCCATTGAATTTCAGGTAAATCGGAACCGGTGGAGATTTCACGACCTAGGCGTTCAACGAAAAATATATCTCTTTCAGGTTCATAAGAAATTAAACGAGATGTGTCACCATATGGATAACCAGTTGTATCTAAAAATACTTGTGCGGATGAAAATAGAAAATCAACATTATTGATTCGGCCAGATACATTTCCGTTATGTAAATCTATGCAGACGAAAGTTTGTAACATTATAATTTTTCCTTAAGGTATATATTGAATGAAAGCTAGTTTGATTGAACCAGGATCATAACCACTGACACTAGCTGATCCTGTCACACTGTGACTGTGACTGTGACTAGAACTTTGGTGGCCAGTTGTTCTAACATATGTCGTTGTACCAGTATTTATAGTAGTCCCGTGAGTATGTGTCCAAGCAGCACTGGCGGTTGTCGGTGCAAAAGCAGAAGTTGTTGCAGTAGTAGTATCGTGAGCTGTGCCACTTGAGTTGGAGTAACCCAAGAAGTATGTAGTCATATTCACTGTGCCTGCTGTGCCATTACAAACTTTCCAATAAGAAGGCAGAGATGATAGTGTTCCATCAAACATCACAATTGTATTTGTGTATGCCGCATCAGAGGAGGCCGCAATCCACATTTTGTGTACTTTACCAGGAATTCTAGAAACATTAACTGTCGAACTGACTGAGTGTGAATGGTTTTGTCCAGTCAAACTTGATGGATTATATACGTTCGGTGAAGGACTACTTGAACTGTAGATTCCTCCACCAACGTGTGTGTGATAACCATCATTACCAGAAGTTGTTGACACTGCCACCGAAACGTTTGCATAATCAGTAGGAGTCGATGCATCACCTTTAACATAACGGAAATCTGTTGCGGCAACTTTTTGCGTCCAACTTGCACCACGATTTGAATCGTTGATATGAATTGTGTTTGTTGGGAAAGTAGTTTGATCCGATGTTGCTTTTAATAACAACATACCTGTAGAATATGGTCTTGCAGCAGTACTCGATGAAGAAAATGATAATGAGTGACCTGAATGGGCACCAGCTGTTGACTGTGGACCAACAGAAATTCCACCAGGATTAATACTACTTGTGTAAATCCAACCAGATGATGCTGAGTGTGATCCAGCGGTACCAACGGAAGCTGAAATTGACCATGATGATATGCCAGCAGTTGTAGTTGTTGCAATTTCACCCTGTGTTGCGGTGCCTTTGATATACAATCCATCAGCAGCAGTATAACGTGTCCAACCAGATAGTAACGGATCGGTACCGTTGTACATAATGATTGCACCGGCAGGAATAATTGGGTTGACGGATAGTGAATTCGAAGATGCGTTTGTTGAACCAACACTATTCGTTGCAGTAACTGTACAAGAAAGAGCTGAGCCAACATCACTCGACAAAACAGTATAAGTGTTAGAAGTTTCACCAGAAATTAATACTGCACTTCTATACCATTGATATGCATATGTTATTGGTGATGTTCCAACCCAACTACCAGTAGAACATGTCAAAACTTGGCCAGATGCGGGTGTACCAGTAACTACAGGTGCAACAGTATTAATTGGTTTGGATGATCCAGAAAAATGCGGAACCAACGTTGTCAACATTGTCATTAAAGGCATAATTAATCCTTAAGACATTTTTGTTTGTGACAATAGTACTGTCCAACCAACATTCGTTTTAATAATTGTCATATTGTATAAATCAATTCCATTTGCGGTGCCTGATGTTATAGTCGCACCATTTGGATACTTAGGCGTCACGGAAGCACCATCAATTGTGAATGATGTTGGATAATATGCGGTTGAACCATTTGTAATCAGCAATACAAGTGATAAACTTTGACCAGCTGACATGTAACTACCTAAACTTGTACCGGCAGACCAAGCAACATTCCATGTAAAGTTTGTTGTTGCGTTTCCAGTATAGTAATCAATTGTAGATGTTGATAGATATTGATTTAAAGTACTTCCTGGTGCTTCAGCATAAAAAGCATCATATTTTTCAACTGGAGAAGTTATTATTGGTGCAGTTAATGTTTTGTTTGTTAACGTTTGCGTACCAGTTAATGATACAGAAGCATTAGCAGCTGTATAAGCAGAGTTAGCATATGAGCCAGCAGAAACTGCCTTTTGGTCAGCAGTGTTTGCCGCA